ATCACCCTGGTGGTAAAGGGTTACGAAGGCCTCGGGGTTGGAGGATACTATTAGATTACCGGGTAGCTCCGCTTTTCCTCGCGGGTGGTCACTAAAATCATCCTTATTCTCAAACCGCTGACCGTCGAGCATGAGGCACGATAAACAAGCCGTCGCCTTTTTCACGAGGCGCATATAGCCGCTGACCACGTTTGATTTGCGGTAGGCTTCGATGTTGGCTTGTCGATAAGCGCGGTTTATCTCAGTTCTGGCAATCAGCATCGCGCGGTCAAGCCCCATCCCCATACCATCAGCCATTTCTTTAGCGACTGCGCCGGGTCCTAACCCTCTAGCCATGCCGTTTATCAGCGCGTTCATCAATCCTTCGATCGCGTCAGGGTAATCCTGCTTTAATAGCGTATTCAGCGGTGAGCCGTTACCGAGTAACCCAACCATCGCCTCGACTGCGGCGACGTTCAATACAGGGAACGGCGGCGCGGTAAGCGCCCCGCCAAAACTGGTAATGATTGAATCCTTAGCCGCTTCAATTCCTAGCATTCCAAAGTCACGCTGTGAGGCTTCGATTTGCGGGATTAATTGGCCACGATTCCACCGCTTTATTTCATCCTGTAGCTTCGCCTTGACAACCTGATATTGCTCCGCCTTATAGACAATCTGCTGGGTGACAACCGTGCCAGCCTTCGCCCGCCGTTCCATTTCGAGCGCCAGCGCCAGAATATCAGCGTCAAGCCGCCGTTCAATCTCTAGCCAACTCGCAGCCATTCTGCGCATTGCGTCTAACTCGCGCGCCTCTAATAGCTCGCGGTACTGGCGGAGCGTGATTACTACGGCGGATTCGGACGCGTTAGCCAAAGTTATACAGCCTTGAATACCAGTGTCACAATGGTTGCATCGACCTGATTCGTAGCCGCTCCGCTGGTTCCGGAGCGCACCTTGAAGTAAGGCCACATGTGGGTCACGGCGGGGTCAATGGATATGCTTGCCGCGCCTGTCACGGCCGCAATCTCATATTCAGCCGCGTTGGTTCGCACCGGGAAGAAGTTTGTCCCGTCCAATGATCCAGCCAGGGTGATTTTTGCGGCGTCCCAGGTGGAGGCGGTTTGAGCGCCAACCAGCGTTAGTCCGGCGCGACTCACAGTAGCACCGGATAGACTCGCGCCGGCAGCGATGGTAACGGTTTGAGTAATCAGGGAATTAGGATAAGACATTGTTTTCTCCTTCGTCTTTTTCTAGCAGGTTATCGTTGGAATTGTTCGATTGATTGCGCGCCTCGTCTAACAGCAACGGCGCCAGTTTTGCATTGCGCTTTTTTGCGTCGTCCTCGTCCTTTTGCATATTCTTTATTTCATCCTCGCCCCAGCCCTCGCGCCGTAACTCCGTAACAAGGGGAATGCCAGCAGCTACCGCCAGTTGTCGTGTCTGCGCTTCTGTGTACGGCTGAATGCTCTCCGCCGGTTTCCAGACGGGTACAATATCCGATTCGTTGTATTCGCCCGCGCTGGTTAGCTTGAGCAGGAACGCGCCTAACTCTTGCCAGGTTGCGCCCAACCGCTCTTGATACATCTTGACTTTCTTGGTGAGCGGCGATTCCATAGCAAGTAAAGCCTCGCCGGATAGTTGTCCGGCGTTGTTCATAAAGTAGTGCTTAGGCGTGCGGCTGATTACGGCGATTGAGTTGGCAACCCTATCCATCGCGTCAAGGTGATTCGCTAAAGGCGTGGCGTCGAATTGTCCAACACTGGTACCCTGCCCTTCGCCGTCGCCTGGCGAAAGGATCCAGGTATCGTAAGGACTGTTTGCAATCGCCTCTGTGTCGCCGTTAGTGATGATGTATCTCTGTTTGAACGAACTGAATTCAGCCGTAACCATCAAATCAGCGAATAGTTTATTTATTGCGTCCTGCAAGGTGATGATGTTCTCAAGCTCCCCGCCGGATAACCCCCGGAAGTGAAACACGGGAATTACACCAAACGGATTATCTGCTCGCGGTATTTCTGCGGCTTTGAATCCGTTCGCCGATGAAGGCCGCGATTTGCCGCTGGTCACGTAGTATTCCAGGTGATCCGGATAATATAAGGTCATGTTCCAATGCGCGCCGTCACTCCACCACTTAGCGGCAAACTGTTTAACTTTAGGCCGCGCCGGATCGTAGAAAACATGTACGCTGCGCGGGTCGTTTTGATATACGTCTAACTTGTCGCCGTCCTTCCAGGCGATAATGAATCCCTCCTGGGTAATCAGCGCGGCTTTATGCGCATCGTAAGCATCGGTACTGAGGCGCAGCTCGTTCCACAAATTGTCTAGCACGACGTTGGGCGCTTTGTCCTTCGTGTCCCAGCCTGCCAGTTGAAGGCGGTCTAGCGTTGCATTGATTACCAATGCGCACCAGTTCTGCTGGAAGTTGGCGGACAAGTCCCGGAACGCCTCGCGCAACCTAGCCGTGCTGTAAATAAGCGGTTGATTGCCGCCAGCGTAGGCAAACAGCGTATCGTACGGTAATAGTTTGGCGTTCAATGCTGTAAATGCTCGTTTTAAATCGGTCACAAATTATCTCCTGATGGTCGTGGCCTTTCGCGGCTCACTGCCCTGTTCGCTCTCGTACGCATACCGTAAACCGTCGATGATGTGATTGTTCTTGTCCACCGGCTGGCGTAGCGCATTGCCCGCCGCGTCCTCTTTCCACTTGTACTGACTAAACTCGTTCCTGGTGTTGATACACTTACTGTCAATAATGATCGTCTGTTGCTGTAACCACTGAATCCCAAACAGAACGCTATCCTTACCTTTTTTAGCCGACCCCGCATTGACACCGTGCTTTCGTAGCTCCGCGATTGACTTTGGCTCCGCACTGTCGCAAACCACATGATCCGCTCCAACCTTTGCCGTTACTTCCTCCGCCAGCAGGTCATTCGTCAAACCGCGCTCGTATAACTCGTCAAAGATGTAAATCGTTTTGCGCATCCGGTCGTAATGCGTGACTGGCATAGCCGCCGGATCGCTGGAGAAACCGAAGTCCAGCCCGTGGCGTCTGTTGGTGAATTGATCGTATTTGTCCGATAAGTCCTCCACTCGCCAGTTGGTGAAAATGACATGACCAAGTACACCCCATCGACCTTCTGAATAAACATCAAAGTAATATTGATCCTTTTCGCTCTGTAATCCATGAACGTCGTCACTGGTAAGAAATTTATTGTCCCTGTAAGTCGTCTTTAGAATTGATAGGTCGCTTGATTGATATTCCTTTTGATCGTCAGCCCACGCGATTGTAGAAAAGTATTCGGTATAAATCCAGTGACTAATCAGAACAGGGTTGAACGATAAAACCAACCTTTTTGGCGTCGCCTCGTTGCCGCCTCGTTGCCGTTTTAGTAGTTGCTTTACAGACGAAAAATCGCATTCCGTAGCCTCTTCAATTCGAACGTCCGTAAACACACCTTTGGCAGGGACCAGGCTTTTCAGTTTTTCAACATCATCCAATCCTGCGAAAACAATCTGATACCCGTTAGCGCAAGTTACCGTTCCATCCGTTTTGTTGATCGAAAACAGGTGAGACAATCCCCACGAACTGATTACCTTTGCAATCTCTTGTACAACCGAACCGCGCAGCGTTCTTCCAACCTGGCGGCAAATTAAGAAATTGCGCCCGCCCTTCATAACGTCGATTACGTCACGTTGCGCCAAGAACACAGACTTACCGGACGCAGCGCCGCCAAAAAACACTTGAATGCGCGACATATTGTTAAGGTGCGGTATATAAATTTCGTTGAATACTTCTGTGTCAATAACCACTTCAGGCATTACTGGCGGCTCTTGCCTTTCGTCTTACCCATGCCTGGCGCAACTTTTCAATCGTTCCTTCTGTTGGTTGATAACCCTTTTGTACTTCGCTTAATTTCCGGCGTGTTTCTTCTGACTTCGCGCGTTCACGTCCCATAGCCAGCCCGCGTAATTGATTCTCATTAGGCGCTTTTCCCTTGTGGGACGCGGATATCTTCGCACATCGTTCTGGCGAATACTTTCCGCGCGGCTTTCCGGACCATATTTCTGACATCTTGCGTTTAGATTCTTCTGTATGTTTGAATCCGGTATGGTCTTTAGACATTCTTTCTTTTTGTTCGTCCGTAAAATGAGACCCAAGACGGTTTCCCGCTATCTTGTCGGTGTTGTATTCTGGAAAACCATTGTCTAAATAGCCTTGCTCAACGATCAACAATTGATCTGTGTCGCAGTATTCGAGAACCGAAAAATCAAAACTGTCTGCCCCATACTTATTCCATGCGTTTTGTAGGCGCTTGCTGTGGTGATTGCCTTTTCGCAAGCGATGGGTATGCACTCGCCAGCGCGACGGAATATCTACCGCTGAACCAACATATCTCTTACCGTTCGCCTTATTGGTAATGCAGTAAATACCGCTAGTCATCGGCGGTCCTCAAACTAACAAAGATATGCAGCGGTTCGTCACCCTCGCCAGTAAGCGGCTGTTTTGGCTTGCCGTCAATGCGCTCGTAAACCCATTGCACCAATCCGATCCAGTCCTTTACCGATATAACTGAGTCCTCTGTGTCGCCGGGAAACTTCACGCGACCCGTAACCGCCGCCTTTGATACCATGTCGGCTATTACGCGCTTGCCGCTGATTTTCTTGCCGTCAACCTCAAACGTCTTTCCAAGCGCAGTTTCCAGAATCAAAGAAAGCGACCTGTTTCGTGGTGGTCGCCCGTTTGGATTATTGGTTCTGCCTGGTGGTAATCCTGCCATTTGATCCTTTTGTAAAACAAATTATTCGCCGCGCAAACTCTTTACTTCCGGCCTACTTTTCTTGCCGTCAACCGTGTCGCCGCCCGCTTTGTTCTGTACCGTTGGCGTCGCCGTCACGTCTAGCACCACTCCCATCCGCTGACACTCCATAAGCATCGCGGCTTGCATGATGTACGATTCTGGCAAGTCCAGATAAACGCGCAAACCGTGATCCACAAGATTTGTCACCTTGTACACGGTTGCCGGAAACGTTATCGCCTCTGCCAAATAAGGCGTGTGCGGATTAGTAAGCGCCGCCAAGTCCACAGCACCGGCGCGTCACTGCGCGGATAGGGGGGAATCATTCGCGCCAATCCATCATCGTTGTAATCAGCAC